TTATTAATCAATTTATTCATGATCGGCAAATATTGTTTTATAATTCTAGATTTTATACCTTCATCTTTTAAAATATTTTTAGCTGTTTCATGTATAAATTTTTCTTCAATTAATTCTTCCGTTTGAACTTCTATTTCTTTAAATTCTTTTCCATATTCTTTTAATTTCTTTCTTTCATCATTTATATCACCAGTATCTTGCTCTAAATGATTTATATTTTCTTGTTGTTTTTTAACATATTGATCAATAACACTTATACCATTATTAATTGTTTGTATTGTTGTTTGATGATCTTGTATGTTTTCTTGAATTGATTGTATTGAAGATAATCGATTTCTAGTTTCATCGAGTTCTCCATCAATTTTATCGATTGCTGTTCTGAATTCTTTGATCTTTTCTTGCTTTTGAATAATTTCTTTGTGTTTGAAGGCGTGGTCGATATTCTGCTTACACGTTGGACAGTCATCATTTGACTCAAAGAAGGAGATATTCTTTTGTTCGGAATCAACATTTCTGAGAATGGAACGTTGATATTCTGTAAGTTTATCATGCTTATTATTTACTTGTTTAGCATCAGATACTTCATTTAAAAATTCTTCTACTGATTTATTTATTTCATCAATTTGTTTTATGCGAGAAGCTTTTTCATCTAAGGAATTTTTAATATCTTTTTCATATTTTGTAATAAGAGTTTTGGTTTTACGATTTAACTGTAATATATAGTTCTCTTTTAAATCTATTTTATTTTCAAGTAAGTCTCTAGATAATTTAGTTTCATCTATTTTTATTTTATTATCTATTGCATATGTTTTAAGAATATTATTCATAGAAGAAAATATTTGTATATCTAATAAATCTTCTATAATATCTCTTCTGTCTGCCGCTCTCAATTGCATGAAAGGAACAAATGAAGAATTTCCCAAAATTACTATTTGAGTAAATGATTTATAATTTAACTTTAATACATTTTTTTCTAAAAATTCTTGAAAGTCTCTTACATTAGCATTTTGTTGTAACTGAGCACCATCTGTTTCTATTTCAAGGAAATTGGGTTTAATTCCTCTACGAACTAAAATATGTTTTTTACCAACCAAAAATTCTACCTCAACAACTGCGTCTCTTTCATTGACAGAATTTACTAATTGAGGTTTATTAACATTACGAAATGGTTTACCAAATAAACCAAATGTTAATGCATCAAGCATGGTACTTTTACCCGCGCCATTATCTCCTATAATAAGTGTAGTTTTAGATCTATCCAGATCTATCTGGGTAAACACGTTGCCGCTACTTAAAAAGTTTTTGTAGCGAACAGTTTTAAATAAGATCATTCAGTCTCAGCTAAAAATTGAGGTTTTAACTTTTCACCATTTTCAAATTGATATTCGGCTTGTTTTAGCTGATATTTAAGAGCTTTATTTACTAATTGATTAAATGTTATATCCTCTTCATGAGCCATTAACAATAAATCAAATAATTCTTTTTCCGGTAAATCTATTTCTACAGATTCTTGTTTTTCTTCTTTATTTTTGAAATCGGGCTGATCTTGTTGCATAAAAATTCTTTCTGCTTCTTTTAATGAACAATTATGTTCTCTGGCTATTTCTGGTAAACGCTCACCATAAAACCAAGATGCGTTGTCACTCATATTACTCTATTACTCTAAGGTTAAAGATTCATTATATAGGTTTCTCATTAAAATGTCAAGTCTTTTTTTATCTGCGACCGTTTCCATCTGTTCTATATACGAAGATAAAATAGTCATAGTATCTTGAGCTTCATCAACGAATGTTTCATCGCTATCTAATTCAGCAAAAGATTCAACAACAGTAATATCCCCTACTCCAGATTTATACATTTTATCTAATACTACATCAAATAGATATGGATTAGTTTTATTTTCAACAATTATTTTAACATAACAATTTTTCCATTTATCAAAATTTTCTCCTTGAACTGTTTCCATGGTCCACTCTAAATCATTATAAAAATACTTATGAAACATTTCATAGGGATTTTCAATAAATGTTAATTCTCTGGTCTCAAAATCAAATATGTGAAAACCTCGCGGATCTTTATGGTCCATCCAAGTATTTTGATAAGGATTTCCAACATAATAAATGGTCCCGTTATCTGATCTATGATGAAAATGTCCACTGAATACCATATCAAATTTCTCAAACAATTTTCTATCTAAACCTTCAATACAAAATTGTCCTCTGATCATTTCAAATCCGTTTACTTCAAGATGACCAAACATCAAATCACATTTAGTATTGTTAATTAAATTAACTGCTCCTTCATAATTTTCCTTACATATCCATGGCATCATTACAAATGTTGAATCACAATATGTTAATTCACATGGATTACTATAAGTTGTAATATTAGAATATTCTTTTAATAAGAGCGCGAGAGAATTTACTTCATTGGTAGTTTTATAGAATGTATCATGATTGCCAGCCAACATATGACATTCTATATCTTTTTTTGCCATAGGATCGAAAAACATACGTTTGGCATCATACAGAGATTTATAATTAACAAACTTTCGTCTATCAAATACATCTCCCATGTGTATAAGTTTTTTTATATTATGTTCTTTAAGATAAGGAAAGAATATATTTTCGTAGAATTTGGTAAAATAACTAGAAAAAGCTATGTTATCATTCCTGACACCGAAATGGGTATCCGTAAGTATAGCTGTTTTCACGGAGTTGTTTTAGCCTCCACCATATAAGGTACCAATGTATTAGCTGCACTTGCTGCGGATTTTTTTGATTTTCTTGCTTTTGCTTCTTCAAAATCTCCTACAAATTTATACATATTTGCTTTTTGTTCTTCTGATAAAACTTCAACATTAAAGTGATGGTCATCCTGATCATGCTCTGATAACACAATACTATCAGATAACATACTATTATTGTGAATGGTTTTATATTTTATATAAAGTTGTTTTTTTTCTTTTTGTATTCTTCTAATAAATGCAAAATATATAATTTGGGTAAAATAAGAAAATGGATTAGAAGACCTTTCTGGATTAAAATTGTGAGCGGATTGTACACAATTTTCTATTCCATCCGATATCATTTCATCTCTAAAAGTATAATTAACAAAGTTTGGTCTCAAACTTAATCTTTCCGCAATTTTCATAAAGCATGCTCCAATATAATCTGGAATAATTGGAACTAGTTCTTCTGGATTTTTTTCCTTTACCTCAGCACAATGATTTTTATAACTAACCATTTCTATATGAAATTTTTTATTATCAACATAATGTATTGACTTCGCTCTGGCCATGGCTTACCTATTTTTTTGATGACTTAGTTTTCTTTTTAAGTGCTTTACTAATTGCTGCTTTAACCGGTTTCTTTGCTACCTTCTTTGCTTTTGCCGGTGGTATGAGAATATCTATTTCCTCTTCAACTGGTTTTGCTTCATCAGCATCTTTTTTTTGTGCTTCTTTATATACATTTACAATTTCATCCTGAAATTGTTGTGTATCTTTTTCTAACTTTTGCATTGATTCTAAAGTTGGATATTCTTTCTTTTTATGATAAGATGTTGTTTTTTGCATAGTATTTTGGGCAGACAACTCTTCAATATCAACGGTAGATATTTCTGTTGGATCAAACAACTTCATTGTTTTTTGATGAAATTGAACACTCTGTGGATGATAATTTCTCTCCGGTACCATATCCCTTGGAGGGAATATAATTACTGTAGGAGTACCTATAAGCTGTGCTAGGTAAGAAAAACCACCACGCGATGATATTAGATAAGAACAATTTGAAATTGCTGTAAAGAGCTGTTTAGGGGTCATAGTATAGTCAAGATATTCTATGCTGCGTTTAGATTTTTTCAACGCCTTTTCCAAATCATTCCAATACTTAATAACAACCTTTTCATCTCGTGATATCATTTTATCACCGATGTTTTCAAAAGAATTTTGTGAAATCAAATCCCAACCAATCGGCGGAGAATATTTGTATATACAAACAGAATCTTTTTTAGGTCTCTTCCATTGTGTTTTAGTTGGGTACCATTCCATCTGTGTTGAAAGTGGTGAAAATACATATTGTTCCATATTAATTGGGACATATCTGTACCACATATTTCTATGAGTTCTATCTACATGAGAAAAAAGACTTTTACCTTTTAAGGCACTTTTATAAGTTCTTAAAATATTTCCGAAAGACCTTCTTATTTTAGTAAATTTATATTCAATATCTGAATCCCATTCTTTAACCATATATTCAATTTTAGCTAAAGTGGATTCTTTATTATTGAACCCCCTTTTCTCATGTGTTTCATCATATAAAATTTTCAATCTTATGGGTCTAATTTCATTTAACCACAACCAATAATTCATATTACAAACGATATCGCCATAACCATAATCAGTTATTAAACTAACCATTTTAGATAGATCTACATTAAGTTCATTTAAAAATACAGAATCTATACTATTATGGTGATATAATTCGTGTTCTAATTGATGATATTTTGCCCACCTATTAGTAGGTAAGAGCATCCTATTCTCATCAAATAAAACTTTTATTGCTGTTTCTTTATTCATAACTATACCCTATATTATACTCTATTTCTGTAATAATATCAACCGTTAACTTGCCGGTTGATTTTTTTGAAAAAATATATTATAATAAATATGTTGTCGGCACCGGAGAATATATAAAATTACATTCTAATGTGAAACATACTATATTTAAATTGTTGTTCATTATATTGAGAAATTCTTTCTTTAAAATGTTTGAGAGTATAATTAGTATAAGATTTATAAGATAAATCATCAGCTATATCAAATAATACTGCTTCTTTTTTATTATCCCCTTTTCGCAATCCTCTTCCTATCGATTGTAAATTTCTTATCTTAGATTTAGAAGGACTGGCAAAAATGATATTATGAAGATTCCTAATATTAATACCAGTAGAAAAAGTTCCGAATGAAGCCACAATAATCGCATCGGTTTCTTTTTCTGTAATTTTTCTGATTTCTTCTCTGTCTGATCCATCTACTCCTCCATGTACAAAAAATACTTTCCTGTTATCCTCTGCTTTTTCTTTTATTATATTATATAATATTTTGCCATGTTTTTCAACAAACTGAAATAAAAGCAAAGAGTTCCCATTTAAATCGATTGCTAAATTTCTAATAAATTTATTTCTTTTAGGATGTCTAACAAGATAGTCCATTTCATCTTGATATGAAAAACCTTTACACTCAGCTTTTGCTTCGTCACTATAAGTTAATATGAGAGCTTTAATAGAAAATTGTGAAAGATATCCTGCATCAATTAAATCTTTTGTTTGGGTTACACTAAAAACTGAACCGAATAATCCCTCAAGAATTAACTTGTGAGTTTGAGTATCATCTAATGTACCCGTTGTGCCAAATTTGTATCTACATTTTTTTAACTTACTCATTACAGAAGTTAAAGATTTGGCTTTAAATAGATGTGCTTCGTCGCCCACCATGAACTCGAATCTTTCGAAATAACTTTTAGGCATACCGTATATTGATTGCCAAGTTGATATAACTACTGGCTTATCAGTTTCTTTTTCTTTACCAGCACTTATAATATGACAATTTTTTTCCACGTTCCAGTCATTACTATATTCTTGAAAATCTGTATACATTTGTTGTGTTAATGATACAGTTGGTACCACTATAAGACTCCTTGTATTATAATATCTTAAAAGTAAATATATTATGAGAGATTTACCAGAGGCTGTTGGAGACAAGAGTAAACACCTATCATTTTGAATACAATGTGTTACAGCTCTTAATTGATAATCTCTAGGTTCTAGATTTAAAGCGAAACGTTTATATAACCGAGAGCAATCAGTATCAGTGAAATTATTATTACCGAACGTAAAACTTTTATCAACTTGTAACTCATAGTCTCCGGTTTCACAGAATTTTTTAACGTATTCAGCAAGTCCATAATACAATCTACCTGTTCTTATATCGAATAGTCTAATTTTACCGTCCCAAAATCCATTTTTATAGGACGATGTGAATCTAGCGTTTGGAACTTCAAACGTAAAATAATCATTTAATTCTGCAGCTTGACCTCTTTCACATTCCACTAATAAATGAACATCATCTATTTTTTTTAATATCATTGTCCCATTGTAAAGCGTAAAAAGTCAATTGCCGATTTAATATTATATCCTCTAGTATTTAGGGATTTGATAATCGATTCTAAAAATTCTACTTTTATCTTTTGATATTCCAGTTTTTGATTTGCTTCAATTAAATCATCATCACCTTGAAGATATGTTTCTATTTTAGGTTCATATCCTTTGATTAATTTAATTTTAAATTGTTCCCAGCCTTGCTCTTCTAATTCTTCTTCACTCATTTTTCCAGCATACCAAATAGTTTTAAACTTTAGAAGTTTCTTATTTTCAAAAAATAACTTCTTTTGAGAAAGAGATTCATCGTTATAAATCCCTAAGTATTTACTATGAAGATTGGGGAGTTTTAATAATTCTATATCTAATTTGGTATCATCAATCTGACAATCTTTTTGCCACATTGTTTGAATATCACTTAATTTCATAATGTTTTATGTGGGTTCGTTTAGCCTTGTCATTGTATAATAATTATATTGAAAAACTACATCTGCTGTAGAATATGTTATATCGGCAGCCATTATATCAAACTGAACTGATCCGATAGATTTAGGCCATAAATTAAAAAAATCGAATCTTAATGAGGGATTTTTTGAACCAGTAAGAATAAATAATTGCCCCATTGTATCGACTCCGGCGGCGTTTGTTTTTTGATAATCTTTAAATCCAAAAGGTTTTCCTAAACCAATTATCCATGTTTGAATTTCTTCCCAATTTTTTAGATATTCATCAACGATTATTGTTATTGAAAATTCATCAAATGTCACATTATCGCCAGCTACATAATGTTGTTTATGAGGTGTGGGGACAGGTATTTCTGATATTGAAACGCCGGGTAAATTAGCTGTTTGACAGTAAAATTGAGTTTCTGGCATAGCAGAGCAAAGAAATCTAAAGCCAGTAGGTGAAAGGTAATTTATATTATCTGTACCGCGTACTCCGGTGGATGCTTGTGCCATTAATACCTCGTGAGCATAAAAAAAAAGGGTAAAGAATCTAAGACCCCTTACCCTTATTTATATCACTTTATTTAATACAAGATTACATCAAGTTTGTAACAAGACATCGTCTGTAATAAACATTAGTATTATAAGTGAGTGATCCATCACTAGAAGCACCAGTTCCAGTGGAGAAAGGATTGGACACCATTCCATAACGTGTCTTGAATCCAATCTTTGGCTGGAAGTTATTCTCTCCAACCGCACGTACCATTTGCAGTGGAACGTATGGGCAGTAGAAAAGTCCAGCATCATATGCGCTAGAACCTTTATATCCTAGTACAAACCAATTTGTGTCTTGGATTGTAGCATATGGATCAACATATACTTTATAACGACCATTAAGTGTACCAGCGAATGTTGATTGTGTATCATCAACGTTCAAGGAATCGTTACCGGAAAGAGCAGGTGTGTAATCAAGTACACCAGCCATTTGCAATGCGGAAGCAACATCCGAAGAAGTCATAAGGATATTACCTTTTCCTCTACGTGTGTCGTGCCCGATAGCATTAGCTTCGCGCTCAATCTGGAACATCAGTCCCTTGAATTTTTCAACCATCCAACGACCGTTTGAATCAACATCCATATCGAATGTTCCGGCTGTGGCTACGTTGTTTTGGGCACCAGTTTTGGCGTTACCATAAATTGTGCGGATAACTTCGCGGTTAATCTCTGCTAAAATTTCTGAACTCAAAATATTTGAAAGTTCAGTTTCAGCATCAAGACCATGAATTGCTTTCAGGTCTTGGGCGAGTTCCATTGTGTACTCACCTTTGAGTGCGCGTGTTTTCGCTGTAACAGTTACCTTATCGATTGAGAAGGCCATTTCAGCAAAAGCATTTGTCGCCGAATCGCCAAGTGCTTCACCAAGTGCCGTAGTCATTCCACGACCAGGTAGATATGCAGTTGAACTTGAAGCGGCAGCCGCAGGGTTACCATTAGCGGTATGTGCAGACGTACCAGCAGCGTCAGTACCAGACACACCAGAATCAGCTTCACTGAAAAGTGCTTCTGAACCAGTTTGACTTGCATAACGGGACTTCATGGCGAAAATTAAGCCAGTCGGACCTGTCATGGGTTGAACACCGCAAACATCGTATGCGATTAAGAGGGGCATACTTCTGCGAACCAAGGAAATAAGTACAGGGTCATAACCCTTAATATTTCCAGCTGTAGTACCCATTCCGGCACCAACTGCGTTCCCAGGAGCGTCCTCAAATAAAATAGTAGATCCACCTTCTTCCATAATTGATTTTTCCTCATTCTCTAACAAAACAGCTGTAACTGCTTTCCTATAAGAATCTTTAATAGGAGGTAAATCAGGATGGTCGAGTACGGGAGCCCATTTTTCTTGTAAGGTTTCAGACAAATACATTGTTATTCTCCTGTATGTATTTTAGTAAATTTAAATTTAAAAAAAATATTATCTAACATGTCTCGAAATAGCTGACATATAGTGTTCCATACCAGCAGGTACGGCTTCTTTTTCGCTTTCTTCGTCATTATTTGATGATTCCATATCTTCGACCAGAGCAACTTTCCTATTTTCTGAAGGAAAGTAATTTTCTTTAAGTACTTCAACTTTTTGTTCGAAGTCCTCTGCATCGTCAGCTTCAACATTTTCAGCTAATTCTGCCACTTTTTCTTTCTGAGTCTCAGTTAAATCTTTCGTCAATGACGATAAAACTTTTTCTTTTTTAACTTTTGTAAGTTCTGACTGAATATCAACATTTTTACCAACTTGTTCATTCAGTTCTGATTCTAAGGATTCAACCTTATCGAATAGATCATCTACTACATCAACTTTCTCATCTGGAATTGTAATGTAGTGTTCTGTGAATAGATTTTTAAGTCCAACAAGGAATCCTTCGGTCAATTCTGAGCGAATTCCTTTTTCGATGGCTAGCTTATTATCTTTTATCCATTCTTCGGAAACGTAATTAAGATAGTTATCAACTTTTTCTACAATTTCTTGTATATAAGTATCAAGGTTTTCAGTTAATTGTTGTTGCATTTGCTCTTCGATTTCTTGTTCTTTACCGATCACAACTTGATTAACTTTGGCCTGAACAGCTGCTTCGAAAATGGTACTTGCTTTAGCTTTGAAAGCATCAGAAAGATCTTCACCTTCAGTTAAAGCATCAATATCATCTTGAACGTCAAGTGGCTTTCTATCTTCTTCGTCCTCTGCACCTTCTTGAATTGTTAGAGAATTAAGAATAGACTCGAAATTTGATGCAATCTGATCTTTTTTCAGTTTGCCTAGTCTTTCATAGACAGCCGCCATCATACCAGCTTTGGTTTTTGGCAGTGCATCTTCATTATCTTCTTTTACTTTAGCCATTGGTTCGCCCTTATCAGACATCTTAGCTTTTCCTTTAACGGGATTACCCATTGCAGTTCCGGAACCCTTAACTTCAGCAGGCGGTGAAACATCCGCAGCTTTTTCGCCCTTGGGTCCTTCGCCATCTTTTCCACCTTTACCAGGTGCGGGTTGATTTTTACTATCCTCTTGAACCTTGCGTGCTTCCTGAACAAGACCTATCTCTTCCAACAATTCATCAGTCTCAGTGGCCGATAGCCCTTCATCTTCGCATTTTGATTTAATTTGTTCAACGAGCTCTTCTCTTGCCTCGCCGTCTAATTCTAATGCTTGTTGAGCTAATGTTTCTAGTTCGTTCACACTATTGGCAAGAGTCTGCTGCTGTTCGGCAGTTTCTTGTTCAGACATTTGCATTCTCCTTTAGAATATCTTTAGAATATTTGTAACTACTATTATTTATAACATTAAAGCCTTGACATGAACCTTTCAAAGGATGAAGCCAAGGCAGATTCATCCGGTTTAACTTTTATAAATTCTTTAACTATTACATCTTTTATTTCTTGAACATCTGCTTCTTTTAAAATACCATTATTCCAAATCCATTCTCTACCTTCCATAATACCTTCTACGAAGGCCATAGGTGCAGAGGGGTCAGCAACAATGTCTCCAGCTGTTGCAAGATGAAAATCATTTTGTACGATTTGAGAACCGCCTAATGTTTTTAGTGAACCCATTCCTCTAGAACTTACTCCTAATTTAGCACCCTCATCAATTAAATTTTTGACAATTTTACCATATGGAGTTTCCATAATTTTTGCTTTCCCAATAAAGTTTGCACCTTCTTGTTTAAGTTCCTTAACCATATGTGAAACTCTTTCAAGATTTATAGTAGGCCCATCTGGATGACCCAACTCTCCAAATGCTCTATTGGTATCAATATATTGTTTAGAATATCTATTCACTTCTTTTTCCATAGTTTCTAATGGATAGACACGTCCGTTTCTATTTTTTTGTTCTGCTTGTAAAAATATACCTTTGATATAGTAATTTTTTTGATTTGTAGATTCGTCCTTTTCTACAAGCATTTCAACGTCTTCCATTAGTTCACAAATGAGTTTCATTTAATTCCTTATCTGAGGGCAACTTTAGTTAATAGAACGCCGGCATTTGCCGCAAAAATTTCATCTGTAGGATCTTTTTCAACGTATATATTCGCACCACCTGCTAAATAGAAGCTACCTTTTAAAACATTTGCGACTGTTTCTACAGAAACAAGATGATTAGTGGTTGTATTATTAAATGCTCTAACGCAAGTCGCAGAGTCTACATTACTGCCATTCGTCGTTGATGTTGCGGAAGCTGCCGATGCTCCTAAAGCTTTAATCATTCTCATTATTAATTATCCTAACTAGAATTGTTATGTTTATTTATACAATTTCTTCGGTTATGATTTCATATTGTTATTATCAAATAAATTAGAATTAAAATCTTTTTTTAATCCCTCTATACGACCCGAGATTTTATCTTTTAAAACATCTAATGCTTTGTCACGAGCTTTGTATTCTCTCCCGCATAGTATATCATCTACCATATCCGCTATAGTTTCTCTACCTCTATTTTCCAACACTTTTCCTTTTCTTATTCAGGTTAGGTAGACTATATAATTTTCCTCCTGTAAGCATTTCTGGTCTAACTTCTTCAGGTTGTGCCGGTTGTCCGGGAGGAGGCATTTCTTGTCCAGGTTGAACATTAATCTGATTACTTGGATCGGCTACAGGTGCAGCAGGTACTTGTGGAGGAACTGGTGCATCAGCAGCATCCTGCTCGGCTTCCTTAGCCTCTTTTTCTATTTCTTTTTCTATTTTCACTTGTTCATCTGGTGTATGGTGTAGAATATTATCTTTAACGT